TCCGTCAGACTTAGTAGACGTAAACTCCTTAGTGTCGAACAGAAGAACGTTCTTTTCCAACGCCACCCTTGTTTTTTCGTCGGGCTTCACAGCCTCTTCAAAGGATGGATTGCGAACAATGGTTGGGTCAAGAACGACGTTCTTTGTAGATGGCACCATTGTTGTCAATGGTTGATTCAGCGTGTCTTCCTCGCCCGTCTTTGGCGTGCTTTCAATTATTCGATCCAGTTCACCGCGTGCGGTGTCGATCAGGCGCTGCGCAGTAGTGGCAAGTTGCTTTGCAATTCCAGGTTGCTTGACGGCGTTGCGCGCTTCGCGAATATTGCTTGCGCCGAGCATTTCCTGCAAGATTGCAATTTCAATTTCAAGACCAACCGCGTCGCCCGCTTTGACTTCACGCTCAACAGCATCGATTTGATCGCTCATCATTTCGTGCATGGAAGCAGTCTTTGCCGTAGAGCCCTCGTCTTTAGCAAACCCCTTGTGCGCTTCATTTGCCTCGCGCAGGTTTGCAATCGCTTCAACAACGGCATCATTGCCTTGGCGCGACATTTGACCAACGGGCTCGTTCGCTTGCGCTTCTTCCGCGCGGCGGTTCTCCACCAACATTTCCGCGACAGTGCGAGGTCGCGACGTAGGATCAACGGTTGTTGGCACAACTGGTTTGACTTGCGCTGCCGTTTCCGTTGGCGCAGCGACTTCGCGCGCGGGCTCGGAAGGCTTCTCGGATTCGGGCTCGGCAATGTGGATTGGGTACTTCCGATGGAACTCCTCGGGAGTCATCCGTGTTGCCTTGCCTTCTGATTCTCGCGCGGCGCCCGCAAACGCAATCGCTCCCAAAAAACGGCTTTCAGTACGCGCCTGCTCCGCGGTTCGGCCTTCACCAATCAGTTGCGCTTCGATCACATTGGCAACTTTTTCCGCGCTTTCCCTGTGCGCGTCGTCCTTGTTAATTGCCTCATTTACCTCATCGGCAAACTTTTCTACGTTCTCGTTGATCTCGGAAATGAAAGTCTTAAGGAACGCACTGCGCGCTGCCGATTCTCTCAACGTTCCAATTTCAGACGACCAAGTCACATCTCCTAGAAGAAGACTGCCAAGCGGAGTCTTCTCAATGCGCGCCTTGAAATCAGCGGTCTTGACCTTGATGTAGCCGCCGCTTTCCGCCGTTCCGCTTGCGACGTCGTTGAATTGAGCCAATCCCCCAGGAATCACTTCATCAAGGTTTGCCATCGGGATTTTGAGCGTTGCCATCGCTCGTTGAATCCCCTCTTTGCTGATCAGGATGTCTTCAACAGGAGTGCCTGTCAGAGTGCCTTCCATCAATGACTGCGCATCTTCGGGAGAACGCAAGGCTAGTTGAGAAGCCTTTTGAAGAATGCTTAACGCCTCAAATCTCTCTGCTTGCTTTTCAGAAATACGAATCCTAGTTCGCTCACGCGCCAACGACATAATTGGGTTGTGCGCTGATGGCATCAGCACTTGCATGCCAACAGATCCAATTGCCATAAACTTCCAGTTTTGCACAACACTGTTAAAGAGTTCTTCCCTTCCTTCAGGTGATTCAATTCGCATGGGCATATTGGATGCCCGTCGCGTGTCCTCATTAGCCATTTCAATCCCAATCACCACTCCGCTAATATGAGCAAGAGTATTTGCTGTCTGCTTCGCGGTCTGCGCAGTAATGCGTTTTACTGCTGCGCTCATTGTTGGCGTCAATGATTCCTTTGCAATTCGTTGAGCCAATTCTTTTGCAGCCATCTCTTGTGTTGCTTTTGTTTCAAGAAACGAAGCAAACAGTTTTGGGTACAGCGTCTTCATCAATCCAAGGCTGATTCCGCCAATAGTCAAACCCCATGATGCCGCTTTCCAACGTGCAACCTCAGGATTTGCCCCCTCATCAATTGCACGGTTATAGATCATGCCCATCATTTGTCGAAAATTGTCTTCAACTACTGCTCCAGTTAACCCTACTTGCGCACCAACTCGTGCGCCCGCAAGCATCCCCACTGGGCCTGTCACTGGAGCCCACGGCACAGGCGCTGTGCCCGCAAGCCCACCTGTGAGCCCTCCGACAATGGCGCCACCGCCCGCAGCAGGAACTGCTCTGAAAAATGATTCTCCCGTCATGCCAAGCATGTTCCAAAATGGAAGCCAACCGCCTTCGCGCTCAGGGTCAAACGTTAGGTCGTGTGCATTTAACTGCTCTTGCCTATTTAAAAACGTTTCAGCGTCAACCATCGGCCACATTGTGGAATGCAGCACTGGCGGCCCAAGAACTTGCGTAGCACCCGATTCTGCGTGCTCGTAAGCCGCAAAGCCATGCATGACAGCATTTGGAATTCCCGTAACTTGATGCCCAAACCAACTCCACCATCCTTCTTGTTCTTTCAGGTTGGCAAGATCGTCGGTTGCTATGCGCGCAAAGTCAGGGTCGGTGGCTAACTTTTCGGCAAGTACAGGCGCATTCTTTGGAAGATCCAACTTGGCAACTTCACGACCAAAAAGCCGACGCTGCGTTTGTTCCATGTTCTGAAGAACAAAGTCGTAACTCGTACCTGAATCGCGCGCTGCCTGCAAAGTCTTTGCGTCAGCGTCAGGGTTTCCTCCCGACGATCGCATGGCTGCGTGGTAAATAGCATTTCGCCGACTGTCCAACATTTCTTTGATTGTGTCTGTTGCAGACGGAACACCAACCGTTTGTGGTGACGCAATTGCAATGGGCTGTTCAAGCGGCGCAATTGCAATTGGTTGTTCAAGCGGTGTTGGTGGAGCAGGTTCCAATTGGAACCTGCTATCAGGTTCCAACTTGTTTGTGCCGCGATACATCTTTGCCGTGTTTGCTTTTAAATCAACAACAATGCGCGTTGGCAAGATTGCTTCCGTTACCTCGGGCATCCCGTTGCGGTTTACATCAGAACCAATAGTTCGATTCTGTGCATCAAGATCAGTTTGGAAAGCAATGGGAGTCATGGATAGAGTATTCCTCGTCGATTCAGATAATCAACAACTTCTTGATCTCTTGGTTGTCGGCCAAGAACGCCACGAAGTTCAGTTCGCGCTTGTGCTTGTTCCATAGGGTCAATAAGAAAAACCTTCTTATCGTTCGCATCTAGTTCATACGCATTAAGCATTTGAGTTGCAGTTGCGGCGGAAAACGGCGTCTTTGTAGGAGAAGAACCCCACCACCAATTGTCGTTCAGACTAATTTGGTTGTTGACTCTTCGCTGAAAGATTGCGTCTTTTTCTTGCCAAGAAAGATCTCTACCCAAACGCGTTTGCAGCCCATCAATTTCTATCTTGATGTTGTCTTTCATCCTGAGAAGATTTTGTTTGTCAGCATCTCTTGCTTTCTCGTCTAGCCAGTAACCGTATCCGCCGTCCGTCAAGATTCTGTTGAAATGATCCGCATCCATCGTTGGAACGCCATTAGTTGGATCATCTTTAAGCGCCTTTCGCAACGACACGTAGGTTCCGCGCGAAATCTGATTTCGATGGTTTTCCAAATACTCGGGAGTAAGTTTTGATGGATCACGTGCAATCTCCCACATGATGTTTTCATCATCTTTGGCACGTTGACCACGCATAAAAAACTCTTGATCGCTTGGTCTAAGTAGTGCAAAGTCTTTTGGATCAATGTCGTTGAAAGACTTTTTTGGGTCTGCCACAACATCTTCTACGCGGTCGCGTAACTCGCGATATGCCTCAAACTGAAACTCTGCCATCTGCGCATACTCTTGACCCATGCGCTGCTTGACAAACCTTCTCATGTCGGGATCAGTGATGTTGTCATCAGCCCATAAAAAGGCTTGGCGCTTTGTTCGTGGCTCAGGAAACTCATCGCCCGTGCGACCCAACGAGCCGTTCATAATTTGCTCGGTGTATGTTTCGACTTCTACGCGCATTTGGTCAGCCGCCAAGCCCCTGAGCAACTCGTCTGACACCTTAGAAGAAATGTGATCAAGTTCTTTTTGCTCTTTCACAAACTGGATTGCGGATGAATAGTCCTTGTCTAAAGCCAATTTCTCCGCAACGCCAACAGACGCTTGCGTCCATACTGACTGCTCAAGAGCCTTCATTTGCGCGGAGTCTTCAGCAATACCGTTTAACCGACCAAACGTGTGAACTTCATCAAGAGCAACAATCATGTTCTCGTGGAAGAGTCCCTTTGGCCGTCCCGTTTCATCGTCGGCTTCGTATCGGCTTTCCCATGCGCCAACCGCAAGGTCGGCAAAGTTGCTTGCTCGCGTCTTTGCCTCGTTTGAAGCGTAGACGGTGATCTCTTTGGTTCGATGATTGTCCGCAGTCGCGGTGTTGTTCAGGTTATGACGGACGACTGCGTTTTGAATCATCTGTCTTTGCGTGTCGTTGTCCGCAGCGCCAATGGCTGAACTAGCAGCCTCGTTCAATTGACTGATCGTTTGTTCGTACCTATCTGCTGCGTCTTTGCCGTTGGTCGCAAAGTATCCGTTCTTGCCCTGCAAGATCGACATAGACGCCTTGAGGTAGTTTGTCTCAATCTCTTTCGATTTCGCTTCGTCGAACTCATTGAGCAACTTCATACCAACGCTGGCAGTGGCGCCGCCAACATCCGTAATGGACTTGCCAAGCGCCGCCGTTTGACGAGCGCCAAAGTCTTGGATCGGCTGAACGGGCGTCGCTTGATACGGAGCCGCTGCGCCTGCTTCAGTTGCAATTTGCGGGACAAACGACGATGGTACGGTTGGCATGGTTGAGCCTTATGCGCGCCTTGAAAGGCGTTCTGACATCATGGTCTTGAGATACCAAGATCCGAGATCAGCGGTTCCTCCGAGAAGGCTTGATGCCCCTGCGGAAGTTGCACTGAGTGACCTTGCGCTTGCGCTCATGTTTCGCGACGACATGAACTCCATTGTTGATTGGTTTGCGTAGTTCGTCCTTTGCGTACGAAGCGCCTGCTCCTCACGAACCGCATTGGCGTCCATCGTGAGTTTGTCGATTTCTTTGATGATGTCCATGCTGCCGATTACCTCGGCGGCAGAACCAACTCCGCCCTCAATTCCCCTGCCTGCAATTGCCGTCTGCGCCGAAGCGCGAGCCTGCCCCGCTGCCATCGTGTATCGACCAATTGCCTTCTGCGAAGCCTGCCTGCTTGTCTGAGCGGAGAACTCAGCGCCTCGCGCGTTGATTGCCGACATCTGCGCCGAGAACTTTAGGTTCTGCGCTTGTGCTCGCAATTCGCTCTTTTGATTCTCTGCTTGGTAGAACGAACCAACCGCGGAAGTCGCTGCGCCAAAGATGCCAATGAGAAGCCCTCCCATTGCCATCGATTTGAAATCGGCTGCGGAAGTGTTTGGCGCCATTGGTGATGGCGGAGTTGGCGTGCTAGCAAGAAAGTAAGGGATGTCGCTTGGCATTGTTTACCTCATCCGCCGATGGCGGCTTCTAGCGTCAATCCGACAACGGTGAGCGGAAGCGGATCGTTCTGCCTGATGTAGATTTGCCCGCCGTTTGACCATGACGGGGTCAGCATTACAAGCACTTCGTCGCTCTGCGGGTTTGGCGCTACGCCGTACGTTTCTGTGGTTCGTTGCTTGTATTCAACGAGGTGATCAGCGTCGGGCCCGATGAAGATGCCTGACGACTTGAAGACCTTGATCCAAGCCTTGTTGATGTTCTTCATGCGCCCTTGCCCGAATCCATCGACGTTCATCGTGAGCGGGAGCGTTTGGATGTCACTTTGAAACGGGAGTCCGACCGTGATGTACGAAGCCGCTCGCGGAAGCGAAACAGTTCCCAACGCCACAACTTGCTGCGGAACCACAGCGCCGTCCGCAAGGATGCTGACCGTCTTGCCTTCAAGGTGATTCAGACCAGTGAAGGTGTCACGAGCAAACGTCCACAAACTTGTTGCGGTGTTGCGAAGAGCAACGGGAATTGTCCCATCAACCTTAACTTGCGCAACTGCCGTCGATGTGGTTCCGATGATCCTGCATCGGTACTGATTGCCCGCCGCATCGGAAATGACGATGGCGTCGTTCAAATCGGTGGCTACAGGAAACAGGAAAGTAGGAAAGACGCTACAGGTCAGGGTCAGCGTGTCGCTCGGCCCCCACGTCGTACCACCACTTAACGTCATCGTTCCAGTTACAAGCGAACCGTTGTACTTCAGGCTGCTGTCAGTAAAGACCAAATTGTTAATACTGTTTGCTCGGCTTCCAAACCGCTCGACGTATCGAACGTTTGATCCGTTGACATTACGACGGACTACGACGTATACCGCGTCCTCAAACCCCTCTGCGACGGCGCAGCACGATTCAAACGTCCCGTCAGTGTCGTGCTGATGCCAAGCGCCAATTTCCTCTTCAGGGACATACGAGAGTCCAAGCAACTTGCCGTTGTTTGAAACGAACCACAGGATCTGCTGTGGGCTCTTGGCAAAGCACATGTCCACAATGTCAAAGTTGTCGAAGAGATGCGCCGCACGAAGCGATAGGTCGCCTGTGATGAAACCTTGTGATTGCCACGAATATCCAAGTTCGCGCACGTGCCCGCCGCGGGATGAACAGTAAACAACGGTGTTGTTCACGATCTGAGGTTGAACCGTGTTTGCTCCGACGTACGACTGAGGTCGAACCGAGATAGTTGATGGCGTAATGACGTCGCTGCTCGATGGGCTTACGCGCCACTCCGCAGCGTTTGTCAGCAGCAACAACTGCGTCAGCGGCACAACGTGCCGAATCGTGTTTGATTCGCGAGCCGACACACGAATCGCTACGCGATCAATGTCCGTCGTTGGGATCGAGTACGACATGTCCGACTCAGTTCCCGACCGAGTCAGCCACAGATATTGCGGATCGTTGTCTGTGCCTGCAAACACGCGGCGCTGCTCGTAGTACGAAACAGCCCCAGGATAGTTCCCCGTGGAACTAAACACCGTGTCGTAGATCGGCGGCGTGATTCCCATGTCGGGCGCAATGTTGTTGTCAGTAAACGAAAGTCCATCGGTCTGACCGATGTACCCGTACAAACCGCTTTGCCGCTTGTAGACGTTGTAGCGTTGCGCGCTTGTCGTTGTCCAACTAATTGTGTTGTACGCGCCGTTGATGTACAGGTTGTTGATGATGTGAACCGCGGTACTTGCTGCGCTCTCCGTACCGCCTGTTGATACCGATGTGACAACGTAGTAGTTGTCGATGTCGGAGATACGGCTTCCGAACTGCATTCTGCCGCTGCTTGCGGTGTATGTTCCCGTGTAAGCAATTTGCGTTCCTGCGTCGTATGTCTTTAAAGTAAGGTTGACGCCCGCAGTAGGTATGGAATTGACGACATAGAAACCATCAGTAAACGCCGCACCAGCACTTGCTGCACATCCACTGACGTACACGCTGTCGCCAAGAGCAAACTGATGCGTCGTACCTGTTGGGAAAGTAAACACTGCGGGAGTAGCAGTGGTAAGACCAAGAATTGTTAACTGCTCGCCGCGAGTTGCAGCAATCGCCACTGTTGCAGGCGGGTTAACTGATGCTAAAAACGACACGTCGGTAAACGCCCAACGACTGGATGAATACCGTCGCAATTCAGCAGGCTTGTGAGCGGGGTGCACGAGCGTGATGATGTCTCCGCTCTGCACATAGTGAACGTCAAACAGTTCGCTATCGGTGTATGTAGTTGGGATCTCAAAGACCGTGCTGCTTTGCGGATACCAATTTGTTGGGTCAGTGCTCGGGTCTGTCACTACAGGCGTAAGAGTTGTCTTGCAGTAGTAGGTGGTTAATCCAAACTTGTACATGCTTCCGACAACACAGTTGGTTACGCCAAGCGTGATCGTTGCGGCGCCCGTGTTCAGCAGCGTCAACGCGCTTGTGTGGAACCGAATGTAGTTCACGCCAAGTTCGATGACCATCGTCTGACTCATCGAGTACGTGAACGGGATCAGGCGCGCGCGTACCGATCCCTTTGTTTCTCGTACGAAGACAGTGCCTGTTCGATTCTGCGCAGGGCCTTGCGGTAGCGCAATAAAGTTCCGCAGGTAAGCAGCGCCAGTTGAATAGCGGTTGTCGTCGATGCGCCCGTACATGTTCGGCGAAATCTCGCCGCCTGAAAACGAACGATGGTAGTCGCGGGTACTCGCCATGATTTATCGCCCCGAAGTCCAAGGAACAACATGCTCGGGCTTGATGTTTCTTTGCAGTGAGTCAGATTCCTGCGCTTCCTTCAGATACGTCATCATCATCTGAAGGCAACGCTTTGCTTCCGCAGAGCCTGCTTCGCCCTTGATGATTGGCCCCGCAAGCATCGACGCAAGGTGCCACGCCAACGTCATCGTAAAGAGCGGGCTGAACAGGTTGGTGTCGAGCACGTGCGCCGTGTATCGCAGCACAGCGTTCTCTTGATTCGTGTACAGAACCTGAGATCCATCCGCTTGAGTCTCGACCGCGTATGGCTGCGGGATGTATCGACCCGTCTGAATCATCGGGCTGTAGTTGTGCGCGTATACGGGCGCGTCGGTTGGTACAAACTTGACCGAGTAGTCGTCCGCCACGTCAGGCGGGATTACGGCGATCAGATTGATCGCGTCGCTCGGAACAAGGTACGCAAACGACCATGTCGATGAATTGTATGCGGCAAGCGCAATCGCAATTCGTCGCGTCGAGAAGTTCCAAAGGTGCATTTCAAGCAGCGTGTCCCGCGCAATCGGATAGAACCGATGGCAATGGTCTGCTTGAGCCGAACCTTCGGGAGGATCAATGCTCGACAGCGATGCCGTATCACCAAGGTAGGCGAGCGCAAGATTGCAGATATCAACTTCGGATGCCATTGTTCCTCCATTGCAGCAGGGGGCGAGCCGTTGTTACGACTCGCCCCCTCCTGATTTGCCTCAGATGTGATCACTCTTCGTCGGAAGCGTTGTCCCGCTTGCGCTTTGCCTTCGGGGATTCCTCCTCGACGGCGTGCAGAACAGTGTCGGGAATGCCGTTGTACTCAAAGACTTCGCCTTCCTCGCGGATGGTGTTGCCGATATAGCACTTGGCTGTTGCGCGTACCTTCATTGAGAGATCCTCCTTGGATTAAGTGACCGTGAAACCCGAACCGTAGAACTTCTTGCTGTCGGCGATGTCGGTGACAACATCAGCAAAGATCGTGGGCGAACCCGTCCACGCCGTTCCGTTGTTCGTGTAGCGAACGCCGAGGTATCGGGCGCCAACAGATCCCATTTGCGGGTTGATGCGCATTACGAACTGCTGCCCTGAAAACAATCCAGCAAATGCAATCGTGGTTGTCCCAAGCACTGTGATGGTGCCCGAGCCGTCGGTTGCGCTTGTCGAGATTGTGACTTCCGCAGTCGTCACTGAAGCAGCCGCACCACTTGCCAAAGTGCCGATGGTGAGGACAACGTAGAGATCCTCGCCTTCGCCGATGTCGCGATTCTGCGAAGTGGTGGTACCACCCGATACGTTGGTGTTAGCAGCAAGGTCTACGACGTTCGTCGAGTACCACGCTGTGCTTGCGGTAATTGTGTGCGCCTGCCCTGCGGTTGCGGTGCCTGAAAGGCGAAGAAGTGCGTCAGAAATCATTTGTGTATTCCCTTTCGTCGTTTAGGAAACGACTGCTTCAGTGTTGAGGATGGCATCGACGCGACGGAGAGGCACGCCAAGGAACGATAGCCACGAGTATGGCATTCCGAACTGCGACAGACCTTCGTTGACCTTGAGAACGTACTGGCTCTTGTCGAGAGCCATGATGCTCAGTCCGCTGTGGACTGTGCGGTTCATGTAGAAACACGCCTTGCCCATGCTCATGTTTGGAACACGGTAGAGCGCGCGCGCCATCAACTTGATGAGCGCGGTGCTTGCGGTGGACGCCTGTCCACCCGACTGAGCAAGCAGAAGGCTTGGCTCAATGTTGCAGATACGGACGACGTAGCGCCAATCCTTGACGACAAGCCCGTTCTTCCACTGATATCGGGTTGCGTACGCCTGAAGACGAGTGCCGTCCGAGTTGTACACAGTCTGCTCGCCGAGATCCTCGTGAATCAGACCTGCCTTGCTTCCCTTCGGGAACGGGCAGTACACGGTGTTGTCGCCCCACACGCAGAGGTAGACCGAAGTCTGCGACGTACCAGTGCTACCGCCTGCGCTGAGAACGTTCTGCGAGTTGCCTGCGCCCGTCAACGCCGAGTAGCGCGTTGCAAGACCAAGGAACTGCTTTGCGTCAGTGGCAGGGTTGCCGTAGAACAGCGTGTTCGCTTGAGTCTGATTCATTGCCTCAAGGAACGCGGTGTCCTCGGACAAGCGGAACTGAGCGGTGTTGCCGTTCAGCATCGCAAGATCCTTGTCCACCTCAGAACGGGCTTCAAGGATGCCGCAAGCCTCATCGACCTGTGCGGTCGTGCTCTTGCTGCTCGGGATACCCTGATTGAGCGCGCGCCAGTACACGGTCGGAAGACCCGTGCGAATGACGACTCGCTCGCCCGTCGGGAGGTTGCCTTCCTTGAAGACGGCGTCCTCAAGGATCTCGTTCGACTGCGAGAGGAGTTCGGCGACGATCGGAATGCGACCATCGGGATCGGTGCGCTTCGCCCAATCGGCGAGCGTCAGATTATTGGTTGAAAGTGCGGTTGCCATGTGCCTTAAATCCTTGTGCTAGGTGTGAAATCAAGTGTTGTACATTGCCGCTGCCTGCGAATTGAAATCGCGCGGAGCACCCTTTGATGGGGTTGACCCGTTTGACGATCCGACGAAGCGGTCTTCTGAAATGGACTGTCCTGCTCGAAACATGAACCGAACAAGTTCGGGATGGTTTCCAAGACCTGACTCGTTAAGCAGTGTGCGCAATTCAGGGGTGCCGAACGAGTCCAGCGCCCTCTTTGCGGTTACAAGGTTTTCGTTGAGTTTGTCACCACCGAACTCCTTGTCTGACCGCGACGACTCCGTCCACTGAGAACGGAGAGCCTCCAGTTGTGCAGCCTGACGTTCCACCATCTTTGGCGCAACGCGGTCGAGCACCTTCTGCGCAGATTCTTGCGATAGGTTGAGTTCCTTGGCAACTTCCGAGAATGATCCAATCACCTCGGCGTCGAATTGTCGCCCTTCAGGGGCTTTAAACTCGTACTTCTCAGGAGCGTTGTTTGACGTCTCCGTCTTGTTGCCATCGGACTCCGCATTACGTGCGGCATCTGCCGACGCCTGCGTCTGATCGCCTGAACCCTTCTGCTGATTGCCGTACAACGCCTCAGCCGTCGCTGCGGGGATGCCCGACATTGGACTAGATGGGTTGCCGCTTGTTGTTGCCGCGGCGTCACTCATCGTTGTTTGTTCGTTCATTCATCGATTCCTTTATCATCAAGGGGTACTGTTCTGAGCAGAGCGCGTGCACCATCGACATCAGTCGGAGCCCGTAGTTCCTGTTCCCTTCGGCGAACGCCATTTGCATGGAGTTCGTGTTGAAGGTTGAGCGGAACACGCCTGCTTGATCTAAGAGTCGCCACACAATGCGGCGACCTCTCTTGTTTGCCATCAGCCATCTGACATCAGATTCCTCCGCCTCGCGATGCAGCCGCGCTTGCATGTCCTTGTCGGACTTGCCGCGTTCCTGCGCCTTGAGGTCAAGAGGGTCGTAGTTGCTCATTCGACGGTCACGTCGTAGTAGTCAAGGGTGACGAAGTTGTCCCCGAGGGTTCCCGCCATCGTCACGGTCAGCGCAAGCGTCGTGTCCGCGGTCGCGTAGTTCACTCCCGTGATGGTCGTCGTTGCGTTTGCGGTCGATCCGTGTCCCGTCAGGCCCGAGTTTGTGGTGACGACCTGCGTCGCGCCGTTTGCCACAAAAATCTTGTTGAGCGCGAGGCATCCCGTGTTCGTCAATGGTTGCGAGTACGCGTTACCAAGCGCGTATGTCAGCGACACGGTCTTGGTGTTTGCGTTGGATTGGCACGACATGAGGTAGTTTGCCTCAAGCCTGCCAGTGCGCGTGAGCGTGCCCGCGGGGATGGTCAGGCTGCTCAAAGTGACCGTGCCCGTTCCGCAGCATGCGACCACAAGCGCAGATCCGTAGTACAGAGTCGCGGTGTGCGCTCCCGATCCCGCGTCCGTAAACACGATCGGCGTTCCTCCCGCTGTCGCGGAAATCTGCACGGTGTTCGCATCGACGACCTTCACGATGTAGTAGGTCGTGGCAAGTGCAAGCGAGGCAGGAAGCGTTCCTGCGGTCGTGAATCGGATCTGATCGCCGACCGATCGACCGTGCGCAGTCCAAGTCAACGACGTGGACACGGGGTACATCGTGAACGTGCCCGTGCCGTTGCTGCCCGTCGCGGTGGTCTGGTAGACCTCGGGGCCGCCTGCACTCGTCGAGATCGTGAACCGATCCGACGCTGTTCCTGCCGTGAGATGTTGAATTACCCTGCTGACGTAGTAGGTCGTAGGCGTCGGAGTGTTTGTGATTGGGGACGGGAACGATGTTCCCGCCGTAAACTGCATCGCATCCCCAGGAACAAGCCCGTGCGAAGCCTTGATGACGGTCATCGGCGCGCCGTATGTCGGCGATGCCGTGACCTGACCGACGGCCTTGTTGTCGGCGCCGAACGTCACGGTGCTGCCCGCGGTTCCAATTGTCACGGTGGAACTCTTGTACGGGAGGTTGACCGTAATCTTGGTTCCCGAGGTGTCCGTGTCAATTGCCGTGATCGCCGCAAATCCGTTTGCAACCTGTCCTCCACCCGTCCATGTCAAGAACAAAGACTTGCCGACCGCGATTGCGGCGGTGAGGCCGTGCGCGTTCGCGCAGACGACGCGCACAAGTCCCGAGTTGTCCTCCCATGTGATGGCGCCCGTCGCAAGCGGAAATGTCACGGAGACAGGGCTCGTCGAGTGAAACCCAAGCGGATAGAACCGTTGCACGCCCGTTGAACTTACAACGCCCGCAATGTTGTTTGATGATTCGTCAACGAGGAAAGGGCTGTTCTGTGCAAATGATTTCATGTTGTTTGCTCAATAGAGGGCGACCATTGAAGATGCGCCGCCAAGCGTGGTTTTACACTGAATTACACGGATCGGAAGAATGCCAACGGGCACGCCTTTAAACACTACGTTGTCGTTGTTAGCCATGACCGCAGTAATGTCGCCAGTTACTCCGACACAAATTGCCCTGCACAGGGGAAAGACAACGTCCAACGCAATAGGCGCAGACAACGAGTAGTTGAGCATTGTGTCGGACACCGTGAAACCTGAAGGAAGCGCCATCGTTTGCTCCTATTTGCTCAATAGAGGGCGACCATTGAAGTTGCAGTTGCCGCGGACACGTTAGTTGCACGGATCGGAAGAAGTGTTCCCACAGGCACGGCTGTAAACGTAACTGAGTCGCCGTTTGACATTGCCGCTGTGATGTTGCCCGCTCCTCCGACATAAATTGCCCTACACAAAGTGAAAGAAGTGGCAACCGTAATAGGAACAGCAAACGAGTAACTGTTAATCGTGTCGGACGCGGTAAAGCCTGTCGGGAGTGCCATCGTTTGTTCCTTAGGAAAGTCGGGTCAACTTGTACAGCGCGCTTGACAACAAAGAAGAGATGTTGTCCACCTCATTCTGAATGTGAGATTCGGTGCCCATCGCGGTGCGAGCAGTCTCAATGTACTCGTACAGCGCACGCACCTCCGCAACGCAATCGGGGTTCATCGTCACGGTTCCGCCCTTGAACACAAGCGGAGTACCCGTGCAACCAATGTACGACTCGGCAAGCGAATCGACCGCCTCAGTCAATCCTTCGTACACGCCGAGCGCGGTGTGCTTCGCGAACGATCCCGCGCCCGTCACCATCAAGTGATGCATGTGAATCGCAGTAGCACCGTTCAACAAGCGCGCAATAAACTCGCTCGCAGCACCCGCGTCGCCCTTGTCGGAATCGTAGAGCAGAGAAGCCATAGGTGATTTCGATGCAACTACTGACATTTCAAATCTCCGTTGCTGATGGTGATCCGTAACCCGAGAACTGATTCATAATGTCGGACAGAGCGTTCGGTTGCCCTGCTCCTGTCGGAGCCTGCGCAAGATTCTTGACCGTCTGCGAAGTCTGCTGCATCGCCGCAGACTGAGCCTGAGCAGCCTGAGCGTTGGCACGCGCAGTACGGATCAATGCAACCTGCTTGCCGCCGATGATCAGGTTCGGATCAACTCCGAGCATGTCGCTGTAAGCGTCAGCCCACTGATCAGAATCGAACTTGTCGAGCACGTCAGGCTTGAACTGCGCGACCGCACCGATCGAACCAACGAACCGATCAATGCCATTCGTGCCAATCGCACGCTGCGCCTGCGCCAACATGCTCACAAACTCGATCGACAGATCCATTCCCTGCAACTCTTCAGGAGCAGGCGGCAGAACGCCCGCCTCAATCATGTGTTGAAAGGTGATGTCCACGAGCGGCTCAAGCAATTCGTTGTGAATGCGCTCAATGACAGGGCCGAGCATCAGCAACTTCTCCTCGTGACGCTCTGCAACCTCAGTCGCAGTCATTCGAGTATCAGTCGCATTCGCAAGCAGCAAGAACAAGTCAGCGTAGAACGCACCGCGCACACGGTCGCGGCAGTCCTGAATGTCCATCAGCAAGTGCTCAAGGTTCAAGTTCACATCGAACGCAGTGCGGATAGGCGCCGTAGCGCCATCAACAAAGGTGATACCCCCAGGAAGTGTGTCGATGTCGCGGTTCTTGTACGCGGTCGGCACTTGCAGAGGCGGCTTCGTTTGATAGTCGATGACCTGAGCCTTGCGCAATTGCTCGTGCTGCAACTGCTTGACATCGCCCAGTGCTTCCATCCCAGGACTGTTTCCGTAGATGTCGCCACCCGCAACAGCCCAACGCGGAACAACGCAAGGGAACTGCTTGTATCCCGACTCGCGAAGGAACTTGTTTGAATCGCCGCCGACCTCGAAGTACCAAGATCCCCACGGCATGTTCTTGCTGTCGCGCTTCTTGATATCTCGATCAGCCCGCGGCTCAATCGCGTGAATGATCGGGATCCACTTGTCAAGCGTGCCGCGGTCGTACATGTGCTTGACCGTAGTCGAGCAGTTCTCGTAGCCGAACTCCTTCACAATCTCACCGACAGTCTTCTCGAACTCTCGGTACAGCGTGCAAACTCTACCCTGATAGTCGTGCGCGATGCAATATTCGCCCGTCACCACAGGGTAGTGATGAATCAAGTTCTTGTGATCAGGCAGCACGATCGAAGCCGCAGTGCCGAAACAACCGAGTTCCTCGTACATCTGATGAAGCGTTCGGTACGTGTTCGACTTCGCAAACACCATCAGCATGCGCTTCGTCACATCGTCAAGCCACACCTTCACAGGCTGATACTTGTTCAGATCAGGGTCGCCCGTCGCAAGGCGAAACCACGGACGAGCAGGACTCGTTGCGCCCGCCATCATGCCCGCGCCGAGCGTGCGAAGCGATCGAGTGCCCGTGTTGTCGTAGATGCTGTTGTGCCGACGCCATCCCTTGTCTCGATCCTGTCGGAAGAACCGACCGTTGCGAGGCAGAAGAAAAGTCGTCAGTTCCTGATAGTGAGCCCACCACGTAGCGCGCTCAGTCTTCAAATGACCCCAGCGCGTGAACAACTGATCGCGCCGCGGGGCACCTTCGTACGATTGTGCGTCGCTCGGGTGTTGACTCATTTAGGAACCCAACATCGTTGTCTTGCCAAGTGCGCCTGCCGAAGGACTGCCACGAGCACCCGTCAGCATCGTGCTCGCAACACCCTGCTTCGATGCCTTCTCCATGATCGACGCAATATCAGGCTCCTTGCGGTTCGCCATGTTCTGCGCCTCCTCAGAAGAACGCTGCTGAGATCGAGCACGGTTCGCCGCGTCGTTCTGCGCACCCTTCTGCGCATCAAGCGAGTTCTTTGCGTTCGACTTCTGTGCCTGACCCTGATAGATCGAAACACCAAGCCCCGCCGCTGCTACTCCTGCGCCAATTGCGAGTGCGACTCCTGACATGAGCATGCTCCTGTGTTAATCACAATATGCGCATCGCTGCGCCTGCTGATAAGCGACTCGGGCTCGTCGGTGAATTGACGCTCGGCTTCTTCAACCGAACAAGCGGTCGAAGGTGTAATCATCGTAACACGCGTTCGATCCACGGCATAGAACATCTGCTTCCGATTCTTCTCCCCTGCGAGAACGTAGTACCCGTCCAGTTCTACCGATTCCCCGCCCGCGGTCAGCGTGCCCCGACCGTCGATGATCACAATCGTCGGCACAATCACATGCACCCCAACCACAAGCGTGCCCGCAGGCACCTCGATCGTCCGAGCGTACATGCCGCCGTGCAGCACATGGTGCACAGGCATCTCGACCTGCGGAAGGTGCGCATACTCGCGCTGCAACGCGTACAACTCCGCCTTCACACTCTCCGAAGTCGAAAGCGTGCACAGACTCGGCTCGTCAGTCATCCGAGCATCCTCATGTAGGTCGTGCTCGTGCCGCGGAACCCGAGCAGTTCATACAGCCGACCAAGCCGCGACCCGATCGGCGCCGTCGCAAGCATGCACACGGAACCCAACGACACAGCCGCCGACTCCGCAGCCCGCACAAGCCGACAGCCCGCCGAGCCCCGATGACGCGGCAGGATGTACGCGCTCTCGACAATCGTGACCCGCTGCCCATAGTGCGGGTTGATCGTCGTGATCAGGATCGCAAAGCCCACAAGCACCCCGCCCGAGTCAACGCGCAGGATCGTCGAAACGCCCGCAGCCTCCAGTCGCTCGTAGTGCTGCCGCTGCGGGTTCGGCGTCGGCATGCCCTCGTAGCCGCCCTCGTAGCCGTAGGATCCCGATACATGCTCCCACTCGGGATCGTCCCACAGTTCAGCGATCAGGCAGATGTTGATCGTCGTCGTGATCATTCGCGCACCTTCGCGTACGGATCGTAGTCGTCGCGCTCCGATGCGCGCGTGATGCGTGCCGTTTCGATCGCCGTACGCTTGCGCACGGGATACGCGAAGGTCAACGCCAACGCGTCGGCGAGGTCGGGCGATGCGCCGCCCTGAAGTCGTTTCTTAATTTCATCCTTCGACTCCAACGCCTTCCGCCCCGCAGGATCGAACCAGTAGACGGGCGTGCTCAGTTCCGTCTTTAGCCCCACATCGTTCGGGATCGCGCCGCCCGACATGATCCACTCGCGCATCAGCCACCACATCTCGGTGCGACGGTTGACGAACTGCTCGGGCAGCATCGGGCGCCCGCCGAACGGCACCTCAACCACGTCGTAGTCGAGTTGCCGCAGCCTGTCGATGACGCCCGCGCCCGCTCCCGCATCGACGAACACGGCATCGGGCGAATGCTGTTCAATCAGGTTCGCGCAGCGCGCAGCGACTTCCATGTTGTCGAGCCCGCGCCACACGGTGGGGCTCCACGCCTGCAACCCGCGCCGCATGATTAGCACGCTGCGATCGCCTCCGAACCGCGCGGGGTCGATCCCCATGATCAGCGGCGCGTCGGCCACGTCGCGCTCGGTGTACGCGCGCCGCGCCGCATTCTCGGCGTCGGTGAGGCCGATCAACTGGTCGTCGCCCGCGGCCGCGAAGTCGCACAGGTACTCGCGCGCGAACGCAGCCTCGGGCATGTCGCGCCGCAGGCGCTGCACTTCGTCCGCGTCGATCGCCTGCGTGTCGTACACGGTGTAGCGCGCCGCCTTCCAGTCGGGCAGCGCCGCCGCCCTCGCGAACAACTCAGAGAACAGGTTCACGCCGTTCGGCGTGCCGATGAACATCGCCCAGCCTTTGCGGTCGGACAGCGCGGGCTGCACGATCTCTTGCCACACCTCGGGCTTGATTTGCGCGACCTCATCGATCACGCAGCCATCGAGGCGCACGCCGCGCATCGCGTCGGGGTTGTCGGCGCCGATCAGGCGGATGGTCGCGCCGTTGTGCCGCATCGCCACGACTAGGTCGGCTTCGTTGTAGGTCACGGCGCCCGCGACTTCGAGCGGGCGCAGCCTGTGCTTCAATCGAGCCCATGCGATTGCCTTCGCCTGCCGTTGCAGCGGCGCGATGTAGGTGAACAGGCCGAGCGGCAGCGCGCACCGCAGCGCCTTGTCGATCAGTTCCATCAGCGCTAGTTCTGTCTTGCCTGCGCGCCTGTGCAGCGCGAGCACGGTGAACCGAGCCCGCGTGCGGTGGCATTCGCGCTGCCATTCGCGCGGCGCGTAGTCGAGCGTGATCGGCGCCGCGGCGCTCACGCGTCAGGCACGCCCGTAAGCACGGTTATAGCGACGCCGCCTGCGTGGTCGAGCGCCACACGGTCGCCGTAGATCTTCGGCACGATCTTCGATAACAGCCACTTGCGCGAATCGACGCGCAGCCGTTGGTGCTGCACGGCTGCGGAGTCAACGCGGCCATCGGGCGCCACGATCGGCGCCGCGTCGGACAGCGTGAGCACCTCGTGAGCCCAACGCTCGGCGCAGAGTCGGCGAGCGCGCGCGTAGCGGTCGGCAAAGCCGTCCCTATCATCAACAACCCACCCGCAAACCGTCGAATGCGCAGGTATGTGCGCGCTCTCGCACACCGAGAGCAGCGACTCACCCTCCGAGATTCGGGCGAGGATCTCATCCGCCACGGCATGGTCGAATGTGACAGGGCGGCCGCGTGGTCGTGTGACTAGGTGCTGTGGTGGTTGTTGCTTGCGTGGCATGGTGTTGGTTTCCGTTGGAACTTCCCGCTATTTCCGACTCTGCGCCGAGCGCCACCCTCGGGCTTCGGCGGCGGCTTCTAGTGTCGCGTATGTGCCTGCAGCAACATCTAGGGCGCACACGAGTGTGCGTGCCTCGTCACGCTCTCCGAGGATCCTGCGAGCCCTGCGCTCTGCGTCTGCCTGCGCAGCCTGTGCGGCGATCGTAGCGGCTCGTGCTGCGGCTGCTGTGCGTGTGCTCATAGGGGGCGCCTGCTCTCGCGTTCGCGCAGTGGCGTGGCGAATCCGCGCGTCTGCACGGATTCGATTTCTCGAGCACCTGCGTCCGAGTCTGCTACGGGCGTGCCTGAGCCTACCCATATGCGAGAGGCTCCGCGCGCGCGCAGTGCGTCGCGGAGAGAATCATGCGCGCTGCTGTGTTCGCGATGGGATCGTGTGATGGCTGCGGCGCGCACGACGCCGAGGGTGGGATGGATGCCTACGGCTCGGGTGATCAGGGTCATGGTCGTGGTGTGAGGGGGACGGCTCGGGCAACTAGCACTAGGTCGAGCCCTGCGAGTCGGGCGATGTCGATCGCGAGGGCGAGTGAGGGCATGCGCTGCCCTGTGACGGTGTCGGGGGAGGCGAGCAGGCACTCGCAGGTATGCGATGCGCAGACCTCGGCAGCGTGTGCGGCGCGGGTGAGGGCGTAACGGCTCACGCCGTGCTCGGCGAGGTGTGCGGTGACGGCGCCTTTCCACTGGGCGGCGTCGGTGATGGGGTAGGCGTGTTCGGTGAGCATTTGGGTGTTCCTAGTGTAGGTGGTTTGCGTGGTGTGTAAAGCGAAACCGCCCCGAGATTGTCGGGGCGGTTCGGGTCGCGTCGCGACCTATCCGAGCGGCAGAGTGTAGATGCCTTTGCTCGGTTTAGATTGCGCGATCCCCGCGGGCTGCGAGGGTGGTCGCGCAGAACTCGCGCACTTCCTCGAGCGTGCAAGGCGTGTCGCAATGCCCCGCGTTTGCGCGCAGGGCTTCGGTGAGCAGGTCGAGCAGCGCGAACTTGCTGAGGCGGGCGAGCGTTTCGCAGTCAGGGGCGCCGAGGTGAAGGGGTTGTTTTTTGTTGGCGGGTAGGTACATGGTCGTTTTCCTTTTTTCAGCAGTTGTAGTCGTAGAAGTGAATTGGCTTGGCAGCAAGCACGAATCGCATTGACTTGTGCTGCCATCCACGCTTGGTCAGGCGAATCCGAATGACGTCGTTGTTCGGGTTGCTCGTCATCGTCCACCGTTGCGAGTGGTTGTTGGCGGTGTGACCGAAGAAGCCACCCGTGATGAAGTCGCACTTCCAAGACGGATCGCGAACCGCGTCCATCAGGCGAACCTCAATTGTTGTGTTGCTGATGCGACGAACGATCTCGTAGGGGTTCACATCCGTGTACGCATGGTGGTTTGCGAACTGAAGGTCGGCGGCGGCGATGGTGGTCATGGTCATGGTTGTCATGGTTCTACTCCGTTGAAGGGGGTCTGAGCCGCGCACGCTGCGCGGTAGAGGGACTCTATCCCCTCTATCGGTAGGATGCAAGGGGCTCGGGTCAGAATCTCGAAAAAAAGAAACGGGCAGGGGGTGAGCCTGCCCGTCGCATCATCGCACTGTGCAAGTTCCGTCCGCATTTTCTGCCACATCCTCGGTCGCGCCGAGCCCCCTCGCCGCCGCCTGCAACACATCCCAACACGGGTGCTCCCCGTGATCGAAAAACCCCGCGCCGTGCCCGTTGCGGCTGAGAAACAAATCGTGCCCCGCGCCCGTGGGAGTGTATTGGGGGTAAGCCTCAAACGCAGCGCGCAGGGCGTCCCCGTGCGCTTCAGCGAACCCCTCACACGCTGCGCGCGCGTCGGCGCATGTGTCGGCGCAGCAATTCGCGCGCTCGTATCCGATTTGAAACAGCGACTGGTCGGCGCTCTCATCCTCCGACATCGGGACACTCGCCCACAGCGCGCAGTCGAGGTACCCCTCGATCATGTCCGACAGCGCTTCCGCTGCCGCCTCGGCGCAGGCGTCCGCGTGCGCTTCGTCGGCAGCGGTCAACGATTCCGTGACGACTGGCGCGGCGCTCGGCGCAGCGCCGACGCCGAGCACGGCGCGCATCGTCCACACATTGCGCCGCCAGCCGCACCCGCAGTCCATCTCGACCGAAACGACATGCAGCCCGCGCGGCGCGGCTGCGGCTGCGAGGATCGCCGCGGCGTCGGATTCGGCACTGGCGGCGCGGGTGAGGGCGCTGCAGCCGAGCGCCACGAGGCGCCCGCCCACCCGCAACTGGAGGCGGTCGGTGTTACGGGTGCGCACATAGCATACGGACATGGTGGTGGTGGTGGCGCGTGACATGGGATCTACTCCGTGAGGTTCTGGACGCAGACCGCGCGGCCTGCTTGGCACATCGTACCCTGCGGATCGGCAGGGTGCAAGTGGTTAGTTCAACATTCCGAAAACAAAGGGCACGGCGTCAGCCGTGCCCGTCGTGGTCTAGTCCTGCTCGATCGGCAGCCCCAACATCCACACGGGGATGCTGTCGAGCCCCTCGATATCCTCGCGCTGCTCGCGCTCGGCGCGATCGAGCGCCACCATCTCCGTGTCCAGTTGTTGCGCGACGGCGCCGAGTAGCGCATCCTCGCGCAGGTACTCGCGCACCACCGCGGCAGCGCCGCGGCGCTCGGCGACCGCTACGCGCTCCTCGATATCGCGGCGCCGAGCGCCGATGGCGTAGGCAAGCGCGTTTGCCGAGCCGTCCGATACGGATACGGTGATGGCGGCGCTCATCGTGTCGCCTCGCAGACTTCGCGCGCGATTTCGCGCAGTTCGGCGCGCACGGCGCGCGGCAACGCGCCGATAGCATCGTGGTTGTAGCAGTCGTCGTCGTCGTCGTCGCCGATGATGGTCAGCCCGACGATGTGCATACGTTCGATCACCTCCGCATGCTCCGACCATTCGACTGCTCCGCCGCCGACCTCGTGCTCGATAGTTCCGTCAACTAGGTCGGCTTCCCAGTCGATGTCGAGCAGGGCGCCCGAACCGAACTCCGCAGCCAGTGCGGGGTAGTAGTTTTCGGTGACGGTCAACATGATATTTCCGTGATTGTTCATAGGGGTTCCTGTTCAGAATGTGACGGATTCGGAAACGATGCGCTCGGCGCTGAGGGTGAATGTCCAAGTCGAATGCTTGCCCTTCAAATCTCCGCTGCCGTAGACGGGGATGTACAGACATCCCACCACATGCAGCCCGCGCTCGGCGGCGAACGCCGCCGCCTCGGCGTGCGCTTGGCCCGTCATGGAAAGCGCGTGATCGCGCCCGCGGTAGTGGAGGGTGCGCCCATCTTGCGACAGGTGCAGGAGGCGCGCGCGGGTGCCGCGCGCGTCGGTTGGCGTGGTGAATGAAACGGTCAGGATCGTGGTCGCAAGCATGGAATCTACTCCGTGAGGTGTGAATCTGAATCGAGCACGCGCCCGATGTGGTGACTGTATCCCCCGTATCGGTAGGATGCAAGGGCTTTGCTAAATCAATCTACAAAAAATTTGTGCCCTCGGCCTCGGCGAGCGCCGCGAGCATGGCGGCGTGCGCCTCGTCATCGATCAGCGCCATGTGCGCGCTGAGTGTGATCTGATCGCGGATACACGCCGCGGCTGCGCCGCTGTGGTCGAGCGCGCCGTGCTCGGCGACCCACTGGATCTGTCGATAGATCGCAGCGATCGCCGCAGCGCGCGCAGCCTCGACGCTCATACCTCGCGCCCGCAGTCGGCGCACATGACCGCCTCGGGGCATTCATCGGTGCTAAACAGCGCGCCGACTTCGTTGCCCTTGGAATCAAACAACATTTCGGGCATGCCGTGCCTGTCTTTGCGGCGCGTCGCAGGCGGCTCGATGTTCCACACTGGCGCCGCGGTCAGCGTGCCGATGGCGAGCGCCCTGCGCGTGCAGGCGGGGCAGTGCACATCGGCGTCGTAGGTGTACGCGATTACTCTCATGCGCCACCTCCCGTACCTGCGAGCCCTGCCGCGGACAGCGCGGGCCATCTGCGCCGCTCCTCGGCGGCGCGATGCGGCGACCATGCGAGGTCGAGCCACGCGAACGCGTTTCGCGCGGCGCTCGGCCCCCACAGTTGCGCCTCATCCCCGTAGGCGATCAGCGCCTGCGCGCCGTGGAACAGGCGGAGCAGGTAATCGAAATTAGAGGGGCTCGGCGGCGCGCCGAGGATCTCCTCGCGGTAGGTTTCAATGCGGGCGTGCAGACTGGCGGCGATGTTGTCGGTTGATTCGGACATGGTGGGGTTCCTTAAGCGTAAATAGGTCGGCAGTAATCGCAAACGGTGAAGGTGGCGGTTTCGGAATTACCGACAGTGTTCGACATTGCCTGCGGCACGACGCCGTGGCAAGCCTCACACAGGGTTGGGTATGTGCTGCCGCCGTGCTCGGCGGTGTCCATTTCGGAAATCAACGCGGCGCGCTCGGCCTCAACAATCATGCCCGCCTGAAACAGGACATCAAGAGCGAAACCGATCGCCGCGCGCTCGCGCAGCACATACGGAGACATCGGTTTACGCGGGCGCTTCCAACATTGCACGCTAAACGCTTCGATGCGGTTCGTGACCGCTTCGATGGCTGCGGCTGTCGCAAGCGATCGAGGACTGGGGGATTTTTTGCACATGGTTCTACTCCGTGGGTGTTGCGAGCCGATCACGCGATCGGTACACGCACACCGTACCCCGTGCATCGGTAGGATGCAAGGGCGACGGCGAACAAAAATAGAAAAACTCCCCCGCGCCACTTGCGCGGCGCAGGGGAGCGGAGTAGATCTATCGGATGTCGAGTCGGGATCCGCGCTCTCCGAGCGTGGCGCCCGCGATCACATCACCACGCTCTAGCGCGATGCGCAGGGCTGCGGTGTCCACACGCTCCGAGTATACGGGCACCCGATACTCGGCGCTCAGGCTGTCTGCATCGTGGACGATCACGGGCACGACGCCTCCGTTTTTCACCACGCGCACGCGGAAACGCGCGGTGTCGGCGGCGAGTTTCCCCGTACTGGTCATTGCCGTAAGTACGGCTTTTTGCAGGCGCGCGACAAGCACTTTGTCCGACTCGGCAAGCGCCGCCATGCGTCGGGACTCCGACAGCCTTGCATCACCACGAGATTTGCAGGTTTGAATAAGTGCTGCATATGCATCAATCTTGTCGTCGAACGCCATTGAGAGCGCAGCAATGTGCTCCGCCATTGCGGCTTCGGTTTCCTCGTCGAGGTTGCCCTCGGCGTCGGTACGCGCATTGAGCAGCGAAAGCAGTTCGTGATTAATCTCGTAAAGGCTCATGCTGTCTCCTTGATTCGGGTGATGGAATGGGCAACAAAGAACTTGCCCGCCTTGTCGAAATCCCACGCGAGGTCAACGGGTACGCCAACCTCGATCACGCCTGCCATCTCGTTCGGAACCGCTACCCAGTTGCTCATGCCCTGATGATCCTCGAACAGCACGGCAGTGTTGGCGCCGCGCGGCACGATCTTGCGGGGCGTGACGGTCGCGTCACAGGATGGAGGCCACGGCAGCGCGGGCGCAGGCGCGGGCTCGACAACAGCGATAGCGGTGACAGGCGTCGGGCTGAACAGTGCAGCGGTCGAGGTCGCGCGCTCGGCAGGCGCAGGCGCGTCAGCCTGCGACATTTCCTCGCTCGTGTACAGCCCGCTCAACTCGGCGGGGAATGCCTTGCGCAGCGCAAGCGACTCGGCGCACTTGGCAATCATCACGACTGGCATCTTCCCCCACATCCCCGTCAACTGCCCCTCGCGTCCGCGCTGCGCGTACTCCGAGAACAAAGCGACCGCGTACAAAGGTGCGGTGAATCCGCGCCGCATCACGCCAACTTTCGCCGCGGTCGGCGGCTCGTCCGACAACCAAACATCACGCCACGCGCCGTCCGCGCCGCACCAGTACGGGCCGTCCTGCCCCGCGTACTCGTTGCTGCGCTGCGCGGTCAGGCGCGCGCCATCGATCGAGATTTGGCACTGCATGATTTCGCGCTTCTCTCGGCTGTCCCAACGGCGGATCGCGTAGATCTGCCGTGCAAAGGGATCGAGCCCAGTGCGATCACAGATCGCAATGAACAGGGAAAGTTCGTCGGCGCCACAACCCTTGGCGATGGTGCGAGCGATCAGGTCAACCTGATCAGGGGAGAACCGCGATGCAGCGCGGGATGCGAGAGAGATGTCCATAGGGTCTACTCCTGTAGGGCGCACCATAATTGGCGCGCAGACACAGCATACTGTCGATCGCGTAGGGTGTCAAGCGCCTTCGATGAAATCTACCGAGATCAGGGCGCCGCCCTCGGCGTACCACACTCGGTCGATGTCGAGTTGCTGCACCTGACGATCGTCGAGGTACGCGACCCCAGTCAACGCGTCGAGCACAGCGCGCGCCGCCTTGTCAATGTCGATGCGGCGCGGGAATCGTGGAAGCCCTGTCCGCAGGGTGCCGTCTGCCTTGTAGTGCGCCGCGGGTCGCGCAAGTCTGATGCTGACCGTCACGGCGCAATCACCATCACGAGGTTTACAGCCTGCTGCGCGGGCAGCAGCGGCTACGGCTGCGCGCCACGGCTTGACCCGCGTTGATTGCTCGATCAGAAGTGTGCGCCCTCCGCGCGCGCGCACCATGCGCTTCGAGCCCTGCGCCGCAGGGATGCCGATGACAGTGAAGGTCATTGGTTCACCACGTTAGTCGGTGCAAGTACATGGAATGATCTCGTTGTCTTCATCACTGGTTGCTCCAAATAGTTCGGGCTGAATATTGATTTGATTACGACCGCCCGAGAACGAAACCACAAACGGATGATCCATCTGGTACGCGCTCATTCGGTCACCCCGTCGAACCACTCGGTCGGATCGTCATAGGTTCTCGGCGACGGCAAGCCGACTGCATCACGAAGCGCCTTGTCCGCATCGCGCAGGGTGTTCAGTGCGGTGCGCGTCGGGACATCAATCGACATCCACTCGGCATCCGCCGCTGACCACACTGTGACGGCGGTGCGCAGGCGCTCGACCTCGGCACGCAGCGCAATGATCTGCGCGATCGCCTCGTCTACATCAAGCAGCGACGGGTGCGGCAGATCGCGCAGGCGGGCAAGGTAGTCACGCGTGTGAAGTTCATGCATTGGGATTCTGTCCATCACGAACGGCGTGAGAGCGCCGATATAGGCACATGCCACATTAAAATCAAAATATTCTTCGGCATCCTCTTCCGTCATTTCCTGTGCCAAGATAGCGATTGCTTGCTCTCGATCGTACACAGCAGTCGGAGGCTGACCGCATCGTTCGGCGATGCCAATGATCGCAGCATCAAGCCCATCCCACAACATTGCATCAGGGTTCTTCTGCGTAATCCATTCGCGCTTGGTGTTCATGTTGTCTCCTTTAGAACCATGCCATAGTTGTTCACGCCATCGGGAATCGAAACGCCACTCTTGCGAATTAGTTGAGTTCTTTGAAATGATGAGTAGTCCACATGGTGGTGGCATCGCCCATAGCGGGTGACCATGCGTGAGTATTGTGGATAGACATCAATCAACATCTGCGACTTGGGTCGTGTCCCCTCGTGGTCATAGAAGTCTGCGCTGTTTCCACCCTTGACAGTCTGTGTAGCAGCCTTGTTCTGAAGAAATGCTTGGAAGAGTATGGTGGCATAACCATTAGTCAGTATGTCAAGCGAGAGAATGGTGTCCTCGTTGTATCTGCCACGCCATCTGAATGGGATGTCGTTGCGAATAAGGATGCACGAGTACACCCTCGTGTTTGTTCTGTACGGTGCTTTCTCACGGCGACCACCGCCTGCAAAGAATCGATACTCAAACCCAGCCTGTACAACATTTTCGTATCGCTCTACAAAATCCTCGGCGGCTGCAAACATTGCGCCGCTATTAACTTTGATGCGTTGGTTGCGATTGAGTCGGACGAAACCGTTGATGTTGTCATCTAGCACCCAATGCCATGTTGCGCCGTGGCGCAAAAGCGAGTGATCCCAACAAAAGTTTCTTGCTGATCCAGGCCCTTTACTCTTCGTCGCCCCAAGATTGTCAAGCGTTTGATAGTCGTCAAGGTACTGCTGATCAAGCACAAGGATTTTATCTTTGCAAATCACCGCAGCGTACTTGTCGTACTCAGCCTGCTCAACCACGATGTAGTACGGCACACCCATTTCATCTAGCGCACGAGCGGTAAGCCTGCTGTCCCACCTACCCTTGCTGACAATGTAGATAGGGTGTCTAGGATTCACGCGTGTACACCATTTTTACTGGCGTTGACGGTGGCGGGTAAAACAAACTCTTGGTCGTAGGCAAGATGCGCGATCCAACAAGCGCAGCAAACGCATGCATGTCAGAGTATGACACAAAGTGAACAGTTACAGACATTATTGCTTCGGTGCATGGTTGTTCAAACTCGGGCATGCCAACCCATTCTTTGCGCCAAAGTTTCTCCGATGGAAACAGGCTGTCCTGCTCAGTCATCGTTGTCCTCCTCTTCCGTGTCTGTGGTCGGATGGCAGATCCGAACATAATCTCCCCACGACTCGCAAGCATCGCATTTGCCACACTCGGGGGCGTAGGAAAACTCGCATTGGTTCATGGTGTCTCCTTGTAGCAATCCCAACCTCGATCCTCTGCCGTCCTTTTCTGATCGTCGCACGACATGGCGCAGACTTCGCGCCGCGCCTCGTCGCGCTCGCGCCGCACTTCGACGATTTCTACGAGGCAGCGAGTGTCATGTTCGCAGCCGCCGCAACATCGTGTGGCGGGTACTGCGTTTAAACATCGGCACTGATCAATGCGTTGACGCAGGATCGTCACGATGTCAGGAGTCGAGATCGTCATGCTTGTCCTCCTCAATGGTGACGATGGGTGCGAGCGCGCAGTACAGCGCGAACATGCACGAGGCAAGAATTACCACAGAAGCAATTGCTCGAACCATTTCATTTGGCATTGCGTGCTGCCTTTCGATCGCGCAAGTACAGCAAAGCGGTGAGGCTCATGCGAATGACCGTTGTACGGCTCACATGAAATCCCATCGATGCACTGTATTCCTTTGCAAGCGCAGTGATCTGTTTGTGCATGTCGGCGCCAACGGCAACGGCGCAGTTGACGCGTTTATTCTTTTTCATTCATCGGGTCTTCCTCTTGCGCTTCATGCTTGATGGTTGAAGGTTGCCGTACGAGGAAAGCCCGTACGCGTGCGTGCCGTCTGTCAGTTTGTGGCTTTCGAGCACTACCCCAAACTTGGCACGAGCCACGGCGATGACCGCCGAGACATTTCGAATTGAGCAGTTCCATCGAATGGCAAGGTCGCGACGGTTCAACCGCTTGCCCGCGTGCGTGAGCAGCACAAGATCTGTGATGAGAGGGTTCATGGGAACAGACTTTCAGGGAACGGAATTGACCACACGCAGGCGGCTCTGCCTGATCGGGTCTTCCGTTTGCCAATTGAAATGATCACCCCGTCCCGCATTAGTTTGTTGATCGATGCGGAACAGGTTTGATGCGTGAGCCCGAGAGTAATCTCGACTTCGTCGCAAGTCTGCGGGCGCTCCTGAATGGAGCGGAATACCCGCACGCCGATCCCTGCCAACGAAGGCTGAATCAGTTTCCACGCTTCGTCCTGCGTAGACCAACGCGTTTTTTGCATCGGTGTTCGGTGTGGTGTTTCGTCTTGTTTCATGGTATGGTGTCCGTATCTTTTCCCCAAAGCAGAAGCGCCGCGCCTCATGTGCGGCGCTTCTGTTTTTCCGCCGTCACTTCAGAAGTTCGGAAAGCGCAGTTGATCCCGAGTACGCACCGCTGCGAATCGCTTTCTGCATGTCGGCGCTGTCAATTTCGCTCATCAGTGCATACGCGCGTGCGCGCGCATATGAACGGATGGTGTTCAGCACTTGAAACTGGTCGGGGCTGATTGCGCCAATTTCGACGGCAAACAATGTGCAACTGCGAAGCGCGCGCGCCTGACGATCAATCGTCTCGCCGCCTTCAATGGCTGCGGTCATTGCGTCCGTGTCAGCCAGTGTGTCGCAACGCGACATCAGATTTGCAAGAGCAACGTTCGACGTTGACCTCACCACTTCGCGCATCGGGTTTGCAACCTCGTTGTAGTTCGAGGTCATTTCAGAAATCTTGCGGTTGTTCTTTGCCATGACGTTCTACTCCTAGTTGTGATCAAGCGGCATGCTTGACCTACGTAGTCTACCCTACACGGGGGCAGAGTGCAAGAGGAGAGAAGATCAATCGCAATTTTTTTTCGGGGTTCGCTATGCGCATCGCCACGCAAGACGTCGCATCAGTTCATCGGTGGGCAGCAGGAACACCATGACCCCGTGCAAACGAGGTCACGGGAAAGTCAGCCCATACGGAGCCGCACGAGGTATCCCTGCCGATGCTTTCACCATTTCGTTGGGTGGTACCAACCGCCTCGTGCATCGAGCGAGCGCGCGGAAATCCGCGGCGTGCGCTAGGGTCAAGACGCACGACTAAACCACTTCCACTCTACAAAGGCGAGGGAAAATCCTACATTCATGCGGCGCGCCGCGATTGTTTCAGTCGTCGAGCGGTAGAATGTGACCGCTCTTATGGATGTCCGACCCGAACTCTACACAGCAAATGCGTAAAGTTCAAGGAGCACCGACGCAAAGCACCCGCTTGCGTCGGTTTTTTTTGATCAGACAGACCAAGTGAACTTGATGCATTTGCGCAGCCGATCGGCGTCTTCGCCGTCGATGCGCTCGACATCACGCTGATCAATGAACTTGATCAACGCGTAGTCGGCAAAGAATGAGATTCGCTCGACGCGATGAAGCGGAACAAACACTTGTTCGGAAAGTGGGATCATCATTGGTTCTCGACAAACGATGGACTTACTAAGTACCAACCTTCGCTGACTCTCACTTTGCCTGAAGACAGAACCCACTGTCCATCGACCATCGTGTAGATAGTGATGTCACTGCTTGGGCCCACCCTGATCGGGCTTCCCTCCGACACGAGCACCGTTCGCGCGCAGCCACTCGCGGATGCGATCACCAGCGCGGTGAAGACGATCGGGATCAGGAAGCGAATCAACCGCCACTCGCCCACGCTCAACCCGACCAGCGATGAAATCGATGAGCGCGAGCGCGATAGCAGCCACGATGCGGTCGAGCATGTCAACGCTTCACCAATGAACGGCTCACGGTGTAGCCGAGGGTGGTCAGCACGGTAGCCGCCAAGCCAAGGATGCGATCAACGCCCGAGTCGGTTGGGAACACGCCGCTTGCGAACGCGGCGCCGACCGCCATAGCAGCAACCGACAACCAAAACTCGCTTGTCTTGTATCCCGCCTTAGGTGCAGTTTCCATTTAAGAAATATCCTTATGCTTTTCGAGCCGACCGATTCGGTTTTCAAACGCCGAAACTTGTACGCGAAGTTCAGCAATTAATACTTCAAGACGGCTGATCTTACCGAGCACAAGCACGGTAGTGCTGATGATGGTTGCAATTACAGTCAAAACAGCGGCGAGAGATTCAATAGACATTCAAGGGATTCCTTGGGGTTTATGCCCTGTAAGAATACCTGTGCACTCACTTTGTCATGCCGCCCTCGTGACCGATTCGCACATTTACAGACAGGACGTATTGCGCTGTCTTTACACCTACTCGGATGAGGGAGCCCTCAGGCTCAAAGCCGTATTCCTCTGCCGTCACTGTCCATTGCTTTAGGTCAAACCATGTGACGCCTGCGTCGAATGAACGCTGCACCGTCGCGGTGGTGCCGCCAAGGGTTCCAACCGCGCCGCTCGAGCGTGAGATGGACACGTTGTACCACCCAATGATTTGAATCGGCGTGGTGAACGTGTTTGCAGCGGTGATGGTTGCGGATTGAGATACAGCCATTGAAATCCTAAGGAGCGAACTCCACACTGAATCCGATGATTGATGTGCCGTTTGTCAGATTTGCCAACGCCATGCTTGTTGGCCCGTCAAACGTGCCGTCATTAATAAACTCAAACAAGACGTACCATGACGGCTCGACAAAGAACTGAGTGAGCGTTGCTCCTGCGTCATTGGGAGCAACTACGGTTGCGTAGGTTCCTGGGGTAGTTCCAACGCCGTACCTGATGTTTACGGTTCTTCCGCTTGAAGCAGGATAGAAGTTTTGAAAGGTAAGAATCACACCCCACTCAAATCCTATCGCTTGGTGCCATCCTGTATTGGGCGGGTCTAACGCTCCAAATAAATACGCCCTCACAAACGCAGGTGAAAAAGTTGCCACAGTTTTGTACGGGACAAGACAGAAGTTCAGGCACGATCTGACCGCCGTTGTCGGCGTTGTATTGATCGGGCTACCCGAGTTGTGCCCGAATCGAATCAAGTACCACTCCGAGTTGCAATAGCCAACCACCACGCTGCGGAGGTTGATGCGCTGGTTTTCGTGAGCGCAGTCGCGGCAGTCGATTGCAGAGCAACCGAAAGCAAGGCGCCCGCGGTGCTGAACCCAAGAAGCACGCCTGTCCATGATCCCGCACTAGCCGTAGCCGTAACGGTTGTGCCTCCGATTCCCGCAAACGTCCAACTGATTGTGCCGTCCGAACCAGTGACTGCGCCATTGGCGATTACCCACGCCATCGACACGCGCGATTTCACAATGATGTCGTCTAATCGCATTGCGCCCGTCTGCGTCGTAGGTGCGCCAAGGCCAGTTAGAGCAAACCCTCCGCAGGCAAGCGCCGCAGTCAGCGCGCCCGACACACCGAGGTTTGCCGTAGTCAGCGCGCCCGTGACGTTCAGGGCGCCCGTAGCGCCCGTCAGCCGCATGCGCTCGGTCGCGTTGTCGTAGAACACGAGGTCACGAGCAACGTTCGAGCCTGCGTTGTTGGCGGTTAGTTCGACGTTCCCTGCATACGAGATTCCTGGGGTGTTCGTACCCGTCGCCGCCATAGGTGTACCGCCACCATCAAACGCAAGGTACTTGTTGGCGCGTACAGCGATCGGCGGCAACGCAAGGCTTGTCACGCCCTGCTCGCTCTGAGCAACCGACAGCGACCTTGAAGCGATATCGCCGACCTGTTGGATTTGAATCGTCGAACGATCAAACGAATCGTTGATGACGTCAGGGTAGAACCCGCCCTGATTTGACAGGTCAGTCGGTTGAAGGTTCGGCACCAACGAAGAGATTGTGATGCGAACGCCCGTGAGAGGCGCAGTGGTGAATGTGACGTTGCCGCCCGCGCTGTAGTTCTGATCACCACTAATCGTCACGGTGTAGTCAACGCCGAGCACGGGCGTCGTCTGTACGCCAGTGCTCGTGACCATCGTGACGACCGCCACGTCAGTCGATTGAAACACTTTGAAGTTGAAGGGGAATACAACGGTCACGCCGTTGCCACCTGCCTGCACAAACCTGTTTACGTTGCTGATGGTCATGGTAATGCCTTTGGTTTATTTCTTGCTCTCAGGGCTTGCTGACCCCGTAATCAAACCGCGGATGTAGTCAGCGGTGCCAGTCGGTTGGATCTTGTTGTTGTTGACGTCTACCGCGTACCCAACCGTCTTACCAATTGGGTTCAGTGGGATGCCTGTGAACAGGCTAACAAGCGTGAGAGCGTCCTTGATGTTCTTGCCAGTGATTTCCTTGCCGCTCACTGCCCTGTATGCGCTATCGGCTGCACCAACAACACCACCCTCCAACGCATTAATACTGGGGCTGACGTTGATGTGCTCTTTGTTGCGGATGACCGATCCACCAATTGACTTTGCAATCGTAGCCTCGGCAATTCCTTGCACCTGAGATCCGAACGGGAGCATGCCTATGCCTCCCGAGAAATACGAACCAAAGAGAACACTGAGCGCATGAGCAGCCCATGATTCATCGTCATCGTCCCAACCGCCACTGATCAAATCAGTCCATACTCCGAAGATGATCATGGGTACGGCGTACGCCAAGATATGCGCTTGTACCAATTTGCCCGCACCCTTCCTGATTCCCAATTCACGAACAATCTTCCCGTACTCGTCAGCGTTTAGATTTGCCAACGTGTTGAGGTATGTCGTGAATTGCGTGATCGTTCGGTAGAACGGTGTGCCTTGCTCGTACGCAGCAACGTCCTCAGGATTCATAGCGCCCTGAGTCAATCGAACGGCTGCATCGGCACGAGACACCGCTTCGCGTTGCGCTTCCTTGTCTCCTGCTGAAGCAGCAATTTCCGCAAGTGCTTGGTTGTATGCGCCAAGCCACGTCACAATGTCCAACTGGTTATGAAGCACGGTGTTCAGGAACATGCCGTGCTTACGCGCCAACGCTTGAGCCTTGCCCAAGCCACTCTGATTTCCTATCAGGTCATCGAGCCGAGCGCGCGTGTCGTTAATGTGGTTGTTCAACCGCTCGTCCATCATTGGCGAAAATTCGCCGATCATGGTTGCTACTTCATGCGGGCTATCAAGGTACTGTTTCATCGCAGCAGCCAACTGCCCGCTCTTCACCTTTGTAAGCGCAACAGATATTCCGCCGACGTCGCCGAGTTGCCTGAGGTTCAAAGACATGAACATCAAACTTGTTCGACCGCGGACAGCAATCCAAAAATCATCGACTGCTTTGAACCGTCCCTGTTCTACCGCTGTGTGCCTTGCAGCACGACCGAGGAACGGAACCAACATTGTCTCAATAGCGGTCGGGTCAATCTTCGAGAGCGCCGAAGCAAACTCTTCGTTGCCAATGACTTTCAACACATCCTTGATTGCGGGCTGCACGTGTGCAAACCGAATCACATCGTCGATGTGCTTGCCAATCATGCGCAGGTCAAGCGCAAGCGGACGGTTGTACTCAACGCGAGACTTTGTAAACCCAAGACCCGTGCTCGGCATCACCTGATTGAAGTTGCCTTCAAGCGCATCCATCTTGGCGTTGCGCTGCGCGTCCTTGACCATGAACGGATCAACCTTGGCGGGAACGTATCCGCCTCGATACGTGCCAAACGGCGTGTTGAGCGGCGTTGCTTCAACCTCTTTGAAGTAGAAGCCGTAGAGGTCGCGATGCGACTTCTGCGCCATCGGCTTCAGTTCCTCATTGAGATCCCAAACGCTTTGGACAAAGTCAAAGTCCGCTTTGACCAACTTGCCCTCGGTCACCATTCGGTTGATGAACTTCATCATCCGAGAAGCGTCTAGGTTTCCTTCGGCGTCAAGTTCGCCCCACTTTCGACCAATCAACAACTTGCGCATGTTGCCGTCGTTGCCCATGTGAAGCAGCGCGCCAAGCAGTTCGGACTTTCCAACTCCACCATTGCCGACGCCGAACGTGTAATCAAGTTCAGGAGCAGCAATCCTGCCCTTCGGCAATTCGATCGTTGCGCACAACTCAGCGTACCGCTTCAAATACTTCGTGCGATCGGCTCGGTACGCATCCATTGCGTCTACGATGGGGCGGAAGATGTATTTAGTAAATGGGCCTCCAGTGTTGTCGAGCCCGTCCATCGCGTCGCACCAATGCTCGACGCGGCGCATCATGTTCTTCACGCCGTTGAGCGTGCGCATCATGCGTTGACGCCGTGTTGGCGCAGACTTATCACCCGCCATCTCGGTAGGCACGCCCAACTCGTTTGTCCTATCAACGAGTTCTCCAACGACCTGCGCAAGCGCAACCTTCTTCTCGCCAACCATGATCTGCTTGTCTCGGCGCGCGTCGTTCCACAAAGCGGTGACGCCGTCACTCAACGCGCGGAACTCCGCAACCGTCATTTCTCGGTAGTCCTGCGCTCCTCGTGATGCGCGCGCAATGATCGGTTCAAGAGCGGCAAACAGTTCAGGATTGAACGCTTCAATCTGCTTGACGTATTCAATCGGCGCCTTGTCAGAACGTCCGAAACCGAACGCCGAAAGGATCGAGCGCGCAGCCATCACCATTTCAATGTCGCGGCTCTTGCTGATCTTGGAATCAGCCTTGAAGAACTTTGAGAAACCTCTGACCGTGTCTCGCACTTCCTCTTGCACTTCACCTGCAACAGCAGCCAACTGATTGTTGAACAACTGGTGCTGCTTGGCGCGGCGCGCCGACTCCATTGGGTCAACATCGCCGTACTGCTTCTTGTGAAGGTTGATGCGCTCTTGCGCATTTGCGGCGGCAGTCTTTGCTGCGTCCTCGCCCAACTTCACCGCAGCGGCTTCGTCTACGCCACTGGCAATAGCCTTGTTGTATGCCCTAGTACCCGCGGACTTTCCAATGGCTTCGGGGTTTACCTTTGAGTCGGCGGTGCTGCGCGCTGCACGCGCGGCCTTTGCTTCGGCTACAGCAAACTCATGTGCCTTGACATCCTTGATCTTGCGATTGTTGATGTGATCAACCGCAACCTCATGGGCAGCGGCAACCATCTCCTTCACGGGCGTCGTTGCCTTCGTAATGAAGTTTAGTTCGGTTGCCACCGCACGAGCCCGAGCATCGTTGTGCAGCGCAGCATTCGCTGCCTGCTCCATACGCTCGGGATCGTTCAGATCGCCGTGCTCCTTCATCATGCGCTCGTCAGTGCGCGCATCAATCTCATCTCCAACCTTCTTTGCCGCCGCAAGAGCCCGAAGCAGTTCGTCGCCGCTCTTGAACCCAAACAGTTCAGCAACAAGGTCAGCAGGCATTCCGTCCTTTGCAATCATGCCGTACTTGCCGTATCCAAGTTTGGCGGTTTCATCTCCTAGGACAGCCTTCGCGTCGGCAAGGTTAAGTTTGCCAACGTTCTCTGCCGAAACGCGCTCGCCGTTTTCCGACGTGGTCATTCCGTACTTCAGAAAATCAATTGCCCTGAAGATCGGTTCAGCACGTACTTGTTCCTCGACTTCGTCACGGACTGCTCTTCGAGTAGCAGCGTTCTTCTTTGCCAGTTCCTTCAGGAACTTGCTCTTCATGTTGCCAACCCACTGGAAATCGCGCATGCTGCGCGCGGTCAATTCATTGACAGCGTCGCGGTGACTTGCGCTAAGCACGGTTTGATACTCAGCCCAAGCCGCGTCAGATACTCCTGCTTCCTCCTGCGTTTGGAACATCGCCTTCATGTCGCGGGCTTCAGCCGTACTTCGGATTTGCTCCTCAGTCGCAAGCATGCGATCCATGACGCGGCGGACTTCATCGGTAAGCGGAGGAAGTTCTTCACCGAACTGCTCCTTGTACAGAGTGTTCTGATGCTTTACGACGTCGGTGTAGACTTGGATGATCCACGATTTGAAGCGATCAAACAACGGCTGCAACGCAATGGTTGGCGCCTTGCCTTCCGCCATGTAGATTTCAAAGTTGTAGGAGAACTTCTCGTAGTGCTTCCTGCGCGCCTCAAACGAGAGCGTATTCCATTCAGCGTTGTCCTTGACGCCAAAGAATGTGAGCAGCGTTTGGAAGTCATCGGCGACCCACTTCGGCGCGCTGCCGTCCAAGATCATCCTGTGGTATGTCTCGAACAGGTAGTGGCTCGACTCGTGCACCCACGATGTCATGTCCGAATGGTGCCCAAGTTTGACCTCGAACGTCTTTGGGTTAAACGAGGCGCGAGCAGGCTTCTTCGATGCGGCTTGGAACAACGGCAGGCCACCTGCCTCGTTAATCTTTGCACGCATAGCGTCGGTAATTTCCAACGCAGGCTGAACGGTGCCGTCGCTCATAGTCAAAGATTCAATTTTGCCTCCGCCCAACCTCTTCGACATTTTGTTGGCAAGGTCTATGACCATGCTGTCGTAATACCTGCGCATACCTGCGCCGCCAACAGGAATGTTCTCCGCGTTAACTCTTACAACCGTGTCAACATCAGCCTCGTCCGCAGCCCGAAGCAATTCCTTTCCGCCCTCTTTGCCAAAGGTTTCCTTAATTACCTCGGATGACACATCGCTGCCATTTCGGACAACTCGACCATTTTTTTCTGCAAAGTATGTGTACGTGCCGTCTTCGTTTCTATTAATTCGCACGTTATCAATGACTTGCAGCAACGCGTCCTTGTATCGCTGTACGCTTTGCTCCCCTGTAATAAACGTCACATACTTGTAATTGCCCTTGACGGCTTCCATAAGCGTATGCTTGAGCGCCAATTTTACGTAAGCATCGGTTGATGTGATAAATGGCGCGCGCGGCACCAACTCTTTTGTCCTCTTTCGACTGTTTTGAAGATCACGTAGTTCTTTATTGGCTGCTACATATTCCCGCAAAACACTTACTTGATCTTCAGTAAGACCCCGCAAGTCAAGTCCGCCATTTTCAAAATCCCAATTTGATTCGCTTGATAGCCATCGAAGCGGGCCCGTTCTATCCCCATCATCAAAGCCAAGGTTGTCAAATTGTCTAAGTACGTCCAGCCCAAGTTGCGTACTTCTATTAAAACGTTGGTACAGAATATCTTCTTGACGTAGATATTCGTCTGACGACGACACGCCTTCCTTTGGTTGAAAGCCTTTATCTTGACCCTTTGCTGATTGATCGGATTGGATTTCTTCAACGTGAAGCGCAGGCTTACCCTGCTCACTTACTCGATCATTCAAACGTGTAGATACAAGAACATTGTTTTGTTCGCCTGCTTCACCAAAGTGCGGGATCTTCCACCGAAGTGCATCTGCTTCTTGAGGAATTGGAAATTGACTTGCTTCCTGATCCCGAGCGCTTTCTAATTGATCTCGTTCAATTCCCAAGTCGTATCGCTTATTTGTGTGAGCACTCATTTCTTGCTGAGTCATATCGCTTGAATTAAGTAGATTTGCCCTTATTTCCGCATCATTTTTTTTAATGGCTGTTTCGTACTTCTCAAATATTGCTTTGCGAGCCGCAAGCGTTTTGGCGCTTGGAGGTTTAACTGGCGGACGAAAGTTAGGAAGTGTCACCAACACTTCGCGGTAGTTTGTGCCGTTTGGCAAAATCAGCGGTTCGTAATCATACTTTGAATTAAAATCGTTTCCGCCTCCGCCAAGTTCAATTTCGTAAATGGCAAAGCCTGTTCGATACTTTTGCCTTTCAAGGTCAATTGCATATTCTTTTTCTCTTTTTGCGTAGGCTTCCGCAGATTCGCGAGAATCAAATATCAAGCCTGATGGCTCACCAGTAACCGTTTCCCTTTCCGATACATACCAACGTCCTTCAAATTGCTCTACGTAACGGTCAAATGCAGACTCGTGAACCGCCATAGAGAGTTGAAAGTTTTTTTCAATCTTTGCTTCTGCTTTCTCCATGCTTGCAAAGGATCCAATTTCAGTCCCATACTCGGCAGAACTTAGTTTGTACGTCTTCTTTCCCGCATTTACCACTTCAGACGACAACACTCGAACATCTACGCCATTGTTTTGAAGGAACGCAGCAAGTTCTTCCTTTGTGATCTTGCCTTCGCGCTGCATGTCGAGGAAGTCGTAGAAGCCCGTCCAATAGATTTCCTCTTCCTTGACCTCGCCCTTGTTTACCAAGGTGGCAATGCGATCTTTCCACTGGGCGCCCGTCAACTCCTTAGCGTCAACGGCGTCAACGCTGCGCTTGAGCGCGGAGAAGAACTCAGGCGATACAGGAGCGGCTTGCTCTAGGACTCCTGACTCTCCTTGGGAAACATCCGCTGCAACATCCCCGATGTTTCGGGGTCGTTCTTCTCCAGTGAGGGCTGATTCATCGAGTGTGACGCTGCTGTGAGCCAAGTCGTTTTCGTAACTGGAATGCCCACGCTCCGCAGGAAGGAAGCGATCGGATCCGATGCCAACCCACGAGGGCTCCGTAAATCCTGCTGCAAGTTTGACGATGGATTCAAAGGTTTCTTCATAAGTTGCCTCCCCATTGCGATACCGATCCCAAAGATCTCGGACAGACTCAAGGTTCTTTTCATCTTGCTTAAATGTGTCTTTGAACAAGCCTCGAATTGCTTCCCATGTAATGGACTGCATTTCACGAGGAATAAGCCCGCGCTCGCGCGCGGCGCGAACAACCGCTTCGGCGTGCATCCAGTAGGTGCCCTTCAAGCCCTGAGGGCCGACAACGCCAACGCCCTTACCTGTTCCAAAGTTATGACCAACCTCGATTGCACTTGAGCCAAGAGGTTCCATAAGGTCTGCCGCGACCTGATGCGTGTCAGAAGTAAGGAACGGCAACAAAGAGTTGGGCGCGTAAATGTTGTTGTAGAAACTCCTGACCTTGTGCTCGTTTCCAAGTTGGTCGTGGATGTTTTCAACAGACCCATCGCGAATGATCGAAACAGCCTTTGCGATTCCATCAAAGGACTTCCAACCAATAGGATAGTTGTTGCCTTTATCGGTCTTGACAAAATCAAGGAAGTCGCCTTCAGGAGTTACATCGCGGAAGGCACGAGGGTTGTGCGCTTCGTCGTATGCGCGGATCCACCACGCACGTGCGTAGTCAGATTCCACGTTAGCCAACGACATTCCACGAATAAAGTCTTGCGCCAAAAGGTTGGGATTCCCTTCATCAACCTTGGCTTGGCGCTTGATTGCTTCGCGTTCCGCTTGACGCTTCTCAGTTTCAGCAAACCGAACTTCTTGGCGGGCTTTGATTGCCTTGTTGTTGTCTTTATCGCGAGCCTTATCAACGGCTTCTCGTGCCTTGCTCTTCTTCTCAGCAATCTCTTGGCGTTGTTCCTTAGCCGCTTTTTCGGTTATATCGCGTCGTTCGCGCGCCGCCTTTACTTCTGTCGCCTGATCTTCAAAGACTTGAAGTTCGGCAAGCCGCAATTGTTCACGCGCATCTACCTCAGCAAGCACGGACTCGTACTTCTTCTGCTTGCCCTCAATCGCTTTGCCTGCAACCAATACGCTCTTATTTGCGTTGTCTCGGCTTTTCTCTAAAGCAAGACGTTCCAGTTCCCATTCTTCCGTCTTCGATTCAATGTACCCGTCTGCCCAACTAGTCATTTTCGCATCCCAAACATATTGTTGTCGGTGACGCGAGATGTCGAGAATGCGCTCCCAGTAGGAGATGTTCATACGCCAATCTGCTTGCGGGGATAGCACAGCCAGTCCCGCCGCCGATTGCCTGTCGGTCAGGCCGTATCGCTTTGCGAACACGCGCGATATTCGGTTTGCGCCCATGTACCAAAGTTTTGAACGCTTACGAGTTGCCTCAGGGATTCGATCGTGAATCTCAAGCAGGTTTCTCACCATCTGCTGAATGATATTTTCCGCTCGTTCTTGAGCCGTGTTGCCTTCAACCTTGATGCTGTTGTATGCGCGCTCGGTAACAACTGCTCCGTCAGACTTAGTAGACGTAAACTCCTTAGTGTCGAACAGAAGAACGTTCTTTTCCAACGCCACCCTTGTTTTTTCGTCGGGCTTCACAGCCTCTTCAAAGGATGGATTGCGAACAATGGTTGGG